GAACAGTTTAACAGGCGATTTTATAGTCATTATTGTCACTGTATGCTGACTTATATATGTCAACCACCATTTCCACCACCACCGCCTCCACCGTTTCCACCACCACCATTACCACCACCATTACCACCGCCATTTCCACCATTTCCATTACCACCATTACCGTTTCCATTACCGTTTCCATTACCGTTTCCAGAGTCTGATCTGTTATCTGGTGCTAGTCTTCCACCATATCCTACACGATATCCACCTGGTATTTTCTTGCACTTTTTATCAGTAAAGCAGTAATACTGACCTTCTGGGCATCTTTTAGCAGCTGCCTCTTCGATGAATTTGTTGAAATCTTTCATGTTCATACTCTGGTTAAAACTTTGGATAATTTGAAAACTGTCGATAAAGATGTGGTAGGAGTTCCTCTCACTCTCACACTTCCAGAACTTATATCAGCATCAAATGTCGCAAGAGCAACACCTGTTCTTATTGTTCCGAATTCCATTATATAGACTTGAGAACCATCATGTAATACATTTAGTGTAGTTACATGATAATTAGTTCCTTGTGAGATTTGTATTTGATACTGAGCAGACCTATAAGTAGCAGCAGTAAAAGTATCTATAGTAGATGCACTTGTTGTTGTAGTAGTTTCTGTTGCTGCTTCAAACGAAATAACTGGAGTTATACTTCCAGCACCAAGTTCGATACCAGTTCTTGCTGTAACAACACCGATTGAATCTACAAAGGTGACATCATCATAAGTAACTGTTCCTGCACAGGATATATTACCTGTAACTTCTAAATTACCTGTAACTACATTTATAAGAGATGTGCTTGCAATACCAACAAACTTAGTTCCGTTTCCATCTGCATTGAAAACTAATACCTTATTATCACCTGTTGCCGTATTAAAGTCAACATCTTCAAGGTCTGTAGCTCTACTAGCACCACCACCACCAAATGATGCTAATTGTTGTTGAACTCTATTAACGAATAATTGATAGTTGTCTCTTAACTTTTCATAGGTTACAAATTTTTGATCTAGTGGAGTTAAAGGATCTTCATTATCAGTTTCAGGTGGTTCAGTTAAAAGATTCTCTTGTAAATGTTCTTTTTGATCTTCCTTTAATTGATCTACAATTTCACGAAGTTCTTTGATATCAATATCAAATTTAACATTTAAATCTTTAATCTGATCATCATAGTATTTTATCTCTGGTATAGAAGATATTTTTTCTTGAAGTTCATTAAAATATTCTTTAAGAGATCCAGTAATTATATTCTGAGATTCAATATTTTTATCATTAAACTCCTTTACCTTTTTCTCAATATTTTCTTTTAGTAGATTATATTGACCCAATATTTGTTTTTTTAACTTCCTATCATCATCCTTTAAATGAAGTCTATATTCATGTATTTGATCAGAAGATTTTTTTAATTCTTCATATATTTTGTTACTAGTTTCTTTTAAATCTGTCTTTAAAATATCAATTTCAACTTTTTTATTAAATTCTTTTACTTGAATATCTTCTGAGAATTTTTCAATTTCTTGATCAAACTTATATTCTAAAGAATTTATATCATCTTCATAATTTGGAGCGTTAGATATAGATTCTTTTATTTGAACAATATCTTCTCTTACAGATACTAAATCACCTTCGTAGTGACGAATTTCTGGAAGACTATTGAGACTACTTTCAAGACTCTCAATTTGATCATCATAATACCGTATCTCTGGTATGTTCGCAGCGTTTGTACGTACTTCTTCTTTCAGTTCATCAATTAAGTTGCATATTGCAGATATTTCACCATCATATGTTGGAATATTTTCTTTAACTTCCTCTACATAAGCAGTCAATTCCTCTAACTGTTCATCGTAGTATTTTATTTCTGGTATTTCTGGTATATCTTGTCTAACTTCATCTATTAATTTTATTACACCATCATACTGCTCTTCTATAGAACAAGGTGCAGTATCTATAGGTTCTTCTTCTTCACTCTTTCTTATTGCATCTGCTATCTCTTCTTCAGGCCTTGGAGGTTCTATGAACTCTTCTACAGAAGGAAATTTTTCTTCAATTATAACTTCATCTACGGAAGGTAACTTTTCTTCAATTATAACTTGATCCACGGATGGTAGTTTCTCTTCAATTATAATCTCATCTACAGATGGCAACTCTTTATAGAAGTCATCTATAGACGGTAGTTTCTCCGTCATGGTATGAGTAAAATATTACTTCGGGATTCTTCTCCCTGATTTATTTATCTTCTTTTGGAGTCTGGGCTTTTAATAGTTTGGATAACTCAGATGTTGATCCTACAAACAGTGCATTATTAACTGTAGATGGGCCTTTTGCTTTTTCTTCTTCATTAACATCTTTTAATTTTTTCTGAAGATCCATTAACTTATCAGTCGCATCAGCAACGTTTTTTATCAATTGGCCTGCAACCTCATACGCTCTAGGCATCTCACTTTCCTGTGCTAGTTCTAATATTCCATTTATAGCTTCTTGACCTTTTTCTATAATACTGTAAAGATTACCACGAGTATACTCATAGTCTTTACCAATATGGTCTGCATTTGGTTTTTCTTTTTTCTTAATTGTTTCAACTTCTGCAGGAACAATATTTGTTTCTACATTGAAAGCATCATCTAATCCGTCGGTTTTCATGAATAAGATCCGTCAAATCCAAAATCATCACCAAGTTCTATGATATTACTATCCTCTCTTGCAGTGTAATCAATACCTTTGACTCCAGTTCCTCTGACATGTGCTTTGGATATTGTGCTATCCTGACCTCTCTCAACAGTAAGTTTATTACTTGTGATCTTAGTAACTTTCATCTCTTCACCATCAACATCAATAAATTTATTAACTGTAATTGCAGTTCCATCAGCAACATTGATTGTTTTCTGTGATGCATCTATATCTTCACTTATTGTTGTTACAATATCATCAGTATAATCTTTAAGTGCTCTAGGTTGAACAGCGAATGTAACATCTCTTTGAGTGCTTTGTGATCCACCAGCAAGATAACGAACAGAAGCAGTTTTGATAATATCTTTGGATGCAGAAGTAACAGGGCCAAATAAGTATGTCTTTGCAGTAAATCTTAAAGTATAAAGTAAAACTCTTCTAGATGTGAAGTCTCCTTCATAATCATCTTGCATTGTAATATTTTCTAATACAACTGGAACATCTTTCTTTTCATTTATCAAACTGACAAGATTAATTGTTAAATTGTATTGTGGTTGAAAGTAAGGTAATATCTGTTCTACTAATTGTAATGCGTCATCATTTAGTTTACACATAATAGCAAGTTCAAATTGCATATTATATGGAACTGGCATGAATACCTTTTTAATATCTGTTCCGTCGTCTGGATTCTTAACTGCTATTGTTTGAGTTGTTGTTACCTTTCTAGATGAGTCGTATGTAAGACCAGTAAACTCAAAAGACATTCTAGGTAAACTAATCTGAGTTGCTTGACTTAAGTTTGGTGCTTGTTCTAATCTTGCTAAAAATTTCTGTGTTGGGCCATATGCCAAAGGAACTTTTACAACAGAACCATCCTGTTTTATGGAAAGACCATTAAAAAGTGTACCAAAACCAATAATGGTTTTTCTTAAAATTTCGTTGTAAAAATACTCAAACATTGCTATAACCTCTTATATTATATTTATGGCATCCCAAATGGGTTGTTCTCTGAGAAGTCTAAAATAGCATCTGCCTGTAATTCAAACTCATCATTATCACCGTATCCAGCATCATCAAAGTTAGTGTAATCAATAACTCGAACTAGATGTGATGCACCTGAAGAAGATCCAGTAATTGTCTCTCCTCTCCTGAATGTTCCTGTGATATTATATATCTCTAATTCATTTGTAACAGCATCCCAAGTTCTAATTCTTGCTGTAGCTCCACTTGTTCCACCCGTAATTGATTCATTAAATTCATAGTTCCCTGAACCAGAACTACCTGGTGATGCGATAGAAATAGTAGGTGTTACCGTGTAGCCTACACCAGCATTTCTAATGTGTATTGCAGAGATTGTTCCAGCAGCACTAACTATTGCAGTTGCAGCAGCAGATACTGTTGATATTCCATTCTGTGCAGTAAACGTAATTGTTGGAGATGTAGTATATCCTGAACCACCTGAACTAATTGTAACAATACCAATTACACCATTCTCTATTTTAGAAGTCGCAGCGACACCTGCTCCATCACCTATAACCTCTACTTTAGGATTACTTGTATAACCGAAACCAGGATTAACTATATCAACAAATTGAACAACAGATTTTTTACTATCGCTAATATTACCTTCAATAGCAATTCCACTTAATAATTTAGATGTGGCAATACCAGTTAATCCTCCAGATGGGGCAGATGATATTGCAACTCTTGGTGCAAACGTAAATCCTTTACCTCTATTTGTGAGGAATATTTGTTGAATACCACCATTAATAATACCTACCGATGCAGTTGCAGCTGCAGCAGTTCCAACAAGAGTTAATTTCTGTGTTCCCCCAGAACCAATAAGAATCTCTTCACCATCAGCACCTTCAATACCACCTAGAGTATCATCAATTTCCTCAACACCTGTATCGATAACCTCATCTTCGTAACGGAATAGTTCACAAGTTAATTTGTAAACATAGGTATCTTTTAATTGGTAAAATGGTTTTTCATGTTCTACAAATTTGATTTCAAATATACGATCACCTAAAGGAAAATAAACTAAATCACCCTCTTTTGGTCTTGTAGAAAGTTTAACATTAGATTCATTTTTCATTAAGGGAGATATGTATGTCTCGAATCTTTCTTTTGATATTATTAATGTTACTTCATTAGTTGCTTGAATACCAAACTTTGTTAAAGTTGAAGGCATATCATCATACCCATCAAAATTATCGATGTATGCTTCTAATGGATATGCATCATCAAACTTTGATTGTGTCACTTCTCTCAATATTGTGCTTTCACTTACAAACTTTCTTGGCATATAGTGTATATCGACACCATAAATCTTCAGTTGCTCATTAATTAACGACTGTACGAGACTTCGCTCACCTGAAGAGCCTTGCTGAAAGAAAGGGTTTAATGCCATGATATTAACCTATCATATCTAATGGTGGTATTTCATAAGTGTTAGACATTTGCTCTCTGATGATTGTTAAATCATTCATTGCATCATCATAGATCTGTCTACCATTTAATTCTACTCCACCAGGCAATTTAACTCCTTGGAATTTAATTAAGTTCTGACCCCACTGCTTTTTAAGATTGGCAGTAAAGTATCTTTTTAAGAATGAATCGTTAAAAACTTTTGCATAATCATTTGGATTTAATGTTCTAAAAACATCTAAAACAAGAAACTCACCTGCACTAACACTTGACCAATCAATA